GGACCGGCTGTTGCAGATCACACCACAGTCTTTGGCATTCTTACTCAAATAATCACTGATAACATGCTTCACCGCTTTCCGGTCCGCTTTGCCGTAAAGTTTGGAAGCATAAAGGGCCCCGTAATTGCGGACCAATTCGGACGGTTCCCCGTCATTGTAGCTGACCACATCATTGTTCCTATTGGATTGGGCCTTGTTTAAAAAATACTTTTCCCCCACCTTGTAAAGCAGGGCCAACCCGAAAATGTTCGGGGTCAGTTTTACCATGTTACAAATTAAATGATCGTAACTGCATGTTAATGCGACACAAGGCAAAAAGCCATAAGGGGAAGCAGTTTCCAAACTACCCACCACCCCGGTGAATAGAACATCTTCGTGGGCCTTCCCCCCGGAACAACCACAACCCTTTGAACTTACCACCTGGACTTTGCCCACCCCCACGGTGGCATCCGTGAATTTTACGGTCACCTTCTTTTGATCGGTGGTATAATTTAAATCAATGGGTATGATCACCCCGGCTGTCAGGGTCACGTTGTAATCCGTGGTTTCCACTCCATCATCAAATCTCAAAACACGGGGTCCGGTGACGTTGGTTAAAACCTTCAGACTGGTGATTTTTAGTTGTTGGAACCGGGAATAAAGATTGGATTTGATAATGATCCCGGCATTGGGGGTGTAAGTAGTCAGTAGGGTATTAGAGGAACACATGTCGGCCGCAATTTCTTTCAACCCGTAACCATTGTTCACCAAAAGTTCAATGTCCCCTAAAAATTCACGGGAAGCGGAATTGATCAACTGTTGACCAAAATCTTTCCCCGTCCCGTTGGTTCCTTTGGCCATGGCTGCAAGAATGGTGACGTCCACCCCTTCAATGTCTTCAATCCAAAAAGGTTTGCGTTCGTCAACCGTGCAACCGGTCCGGATCCCAACCAGGGATTCCAGGCATTCAGTTTTATCAATGTCGGATTGTGGAAACATAGTTTATTCGGGTTTTTTAGGTGTAAAAACAAGATCATTTTTTTGCCCCTTCAGTGGCTTATCATGTTTATTTTCTTCCAGGATTTGATTGGGAATGCCGTCCGGGAAGGCTTTGCAACCGGATATTTCATCCAGGTGAATGCAGTTAAAACAAATTAAGTTGCTTTGTTCGGTCATTTGCCAAAGTATTGATCAATTAAAAGTCCAATTTTTTTTGCATATTTGGAAGGGGTGGCCCTCAATTGGTATTCCGTGAAACCTTCACACATTAATTCTGCCACGTTCATGTTCGCATATTGTCCAATAAAAATATCTGCATAATCCGCTTTGGCTTTTTTAAATGCCTCCACTTCTTCTGCCGTGGGAATGTTGGTTGCTGAAGGTTTGAATTTAGCAATTTGATCCAGTAAACCTTTCCTTTCTGCATTATATTCCCGTTTCAATTCTTCCATTGCCTTCCAAAAGTCTTTCACTTTTTGTTCGGCCCCTGGTAAAATAGCATGTTCCGGAATTGAAAGGACGTGACCAAATTCGTGGACAATGGTTGAAAATTCCAGGTTTTCCGGATCCACCCTGGATGCATGCCGGAAGGGTGCCTGTTCGTCCGTCATGGGGACAATTCGGGTGTCACTGACTTTATCCCCGAAGTTCATTTTAGCAATTTTTCCGTTGGCTGGCAGACTTGGCCGGAATTCATCATAATAATGATGCACCACCCCGTAAGTAATCCCCCTATCTGAAACCACGGATTTAAACGTGACATCAATGGGCTTCGGCCCACCCTTGGCCGCTTCCAGTAAGTTGAATTTATTCATCAGTTCATTCAACTTGGCATTGATCCTATTCATCCGGGCCGTGTCAATGTCGGAAGAAACGGACACGTTGCCAATGTTCAAACCCGTGTAATTCGTGAACATGTCTTTGACCACCTGTTTGGCTTCGTCCTTACTCTTTGCCACTTTATAAAAGGACTTGGCTGCCGCTTGTTGGGCCGTTGGTTGTGGTTTCGGTTCCGCTTTCTTCTTCGGCTCCTTCTTTGGTTTGGGTTCTTCCTTGGGTTTCACAATCACCGGGGTAAAATCATGACGACACCCCCAATGCAGTTTATTAATCGGAAGATTAATAACCGTGGTCCCTTCAATCAACTTGGCCTTCTTGTTATTTCTCGCTATGTCCAACACCTGGTTCCATTCGGTAAAACTTAAATACCCACCGGGGTCATGGGCATGCTCAATGGCATAAATGCATTGTTGGGAAGACGTTTCAATTAAAGATCCACTGATAATGTAACCCGTAAACTTAAAGTCTTTGTTCAACTGTTGGTTGATCATGCCCGTGTAACTGTCCACGGCTTGTTGGGCTGTTTGGTTTAAATACTGGTGAAGCTTGCCACTTTGATCTTCGCCCCCAAGGATATAATTCTGTAAATATTGCCGGATGTCTTTCATGTTGGCCCCGGCCAGTAGGTTCCTAAAAATCCCGTCCCTCAATGGTGCCGCAAAATTCGGGTTCAGGCCATTGTCCGTGTATTGATTGATAATTTCCTCCACCACGGTTTTTTGGACGTTCTTCACCCCGGCCGTGTTAATATCAAAATTGTTGAAACTGCCGTGGAACTTTTTGTTGTTTTCCTGGATGGTGTCCAGGTCCCCAAGGAATCCGGAAACCTTGGATTCATAGCCTTTAGCCTTGTTGACAATATCCACCACCACCTGGACAAAATCATTCATTTGACTGGTCAAATCATCGGTGACGTTGACGGTCCCCCGTTTGATGTCCAGGTTATCGACTAACCAATCAAAAGAATTTTCAAAAACTTCTTTTTCTATTGGGGAAAGGTTGGACCAGTTGGCCAGGGCTTCATCTTTGATCCGGTTCAAGTTGGCAATATATTCCGCTATACTCATCCGGCACCTTGAAGAAGTTTAGTTTTTAAGTCCAGGGGTTGTTCGGGGACCATGGTTTTCAATTGCTCGTTCAACTTGGCAATGATTGCACCCGTTTCTTGGGCGAATAATAACGGGTCTTCAAAATACATTTTCTGAAGCAAAGGAAAACTGAAGACATGGGAAACCAGTTGTTCCGGTGTTATGGCCCCACCCATTTTATAAGCTGTGATTTCTTGGGTGTTGAAGTAAAGCAGGGGATCCACAATTTTTAAGACATCCAGGAACTTCCTAATGGGTGAATTCTGTGACAGGAATTTTTGAACAAAGCTTTCCACCTGTTGGGCCTTCAGCATGACCGGAACCGGTGAAGACAAAATATCTTTCAACCCGGCAAAGGCTTCATCTTCCTGAAGGATGGCAAAGCTGTAAGGAATTTCAATTGTGACCTGTTCGGGATTGGAATAAAAATAATTTTCCCAAGACTGAAGGACGAATTTGATTTTGGAATAATACACTTTGGCAATCCTGGACAGGAAACTATAAAGATCGTCACGGTCAATTTCCTTGCTGTCGGCACTTTCTACATTCCCTGTTTGGACTTTTTGTTGCACGTACACGGCCCGTTCTGCCATTTCTAAATAATGCCTCCATTCGGCTTTGGAATAGTCCAGAATGGACGTGTCCGGGGTGTAGAATTGGACGTGTGGGACATCCAAAATTTTGTCGTCCCCTTCCATCCCTTGGGGGTCAAATCGTTTGATGTATGATTTATACGGTGTTTGGGGTGCAAATTGACCCGTGCCCCCACACTTTTTGCACGGTTGTTTGCCATCCGGCCACATGGTGGAAATGTCGCAATCCACCCACCCGTCTTTGCAAAGGGGATCATCACACGGGGAAAAGATTTCTGACATCCGGGGAAAAGAAAACGTAAAGTTGACGGCAGTATGTTGGCTGTGTTGTAAGAGGGCCAAATTCCCAAAGGCCACAAAGGGATTCATGAAGGATTTATTCACTCCCTTGGAAGACTGTTCCCCACCCACATCCGTGACCGGGATCGGTCCGGTAAAAGGATAAAAATCCACCTGGTATTTATTAGAGGAATTGGCCAGTTGTTCAATCCGGTAAAACCCGACTTCAGCCAGGAACACATGATAAACGGGCCGTTTGATTTTAGTGGTGATCTTGGGGGTAAAAGTATTTTCCGTGACCGTCTTGAAGTTCATCCGGCCCAAGGTTTGGTCAAAGAATTTTTCATGATGCACCCGGATTTCTTCAATGTCAAAATCCACGTCACTTTCTTTGACGGAAATAAAAATGACCGCTTCCTTGTCATGTCTTAAAAGTTGATCCGAACAGACAAAACAAAGACGGTCGTAACCTTCGGCAACATATTCCGGGGGATAAACTGCTATCCGTGCATTGGCATCTTCCTTCAGGGCCCACGTGGTCCATTCATCCAGGAACCACTGAAAAAAATTATCCCCTTCAAACAGTTGGTTGGCTTGGTCCGTGGATTTATCGGAAGCTTCAAATGAGTAGGAAGTATTTTTGAAAATTCGATTGATGTTATTTACACCCCGCCCAAATGAAGCTTCCGTTATACTTTCAAAAGCTAAAATTCTATGATCCTTTGATTCTGCCGCTTCGTTAGGAAACAGACGGTCCAGTTTAAAAAAGATTTGGCCCTGACTATGCACCTGGATGGCTTCAGCATTCTTTTTGAAAAGTTTCTTTTGCCATTCCGGAAGCTTTTGTTTCAACACAAAGGCCACAAGTTCTTCATCAGTTTTAAACTGTAAAGCCATTTCACAAACTTAGTTTTTGAACGTTTATTAGGAAAGTTTCGGAAGCACGGCACCAAGACCCGGAACATCCACTGTGCAAGGAAATCCAAGTTCTTTCCATGAAAGTTCAAATTCGGCCAGTTGTATTTCTTCAAAGTTGTCTGGAACTGTCCAGTTGAAATCCGAAGTATTAAACGTTCCGATTGGTAAAACCACTTCGTCCCCGTCACACATACGAGCAACGACCAGGTATTTGTCGGAATGCAGAATTAATTCGTTCATTTTTCCGCAAGTTGTACGTGCTGAAGTCTTGTCAAAACATTTGATCCCAAACTTCAGGGCCCACGTAATGGATGTCAACTGTGGCGTCCGGCAAGAAGCTGTTCTTTCCGTCTTCACGTCCTTACGGGCAATAGAACCCAAACCAGGACCGGAACGGCCAAGACCACTGTTCACGGATCCGGAACCCACGTTGTCCAACAGTGTTTGCCACCAAGATGGATCAATTACATTGGCTTCCGTGAAGGTTTCGGTACACGGAATAAAATAAAGTTCGTTAATACCACCTTGCGCCAATTCACAAGAACAGGTGTCAACAGATTGGGGGAAATCGGGAACACCACATTCCCCAATTACGCATGCAGGGCCCGTCAAAAAGGGCATGTAAAACTTTTGAAACAGTTTCATGTTTAAAGAATTTTTGTTTTTTGAAAGTAGATTTTGAGAAATGAAATCCGTTATTGATCCAAACGGAAGAAGGCAACAGTGGAATGAATAAGTCAGGTCAAAAATAATATTTTCTTTCTTTAATCCAAATCTAACATGGTCCACCCGTGGCAGAATTACCATGACAACCAGGTTGCCAAATGTTCACCACCACCCCATTCACGTCCACAACTCCAAGACTTAAAGAATTGGATCCCGTTCCAATGGGGTTGTCCACCACTGCATTCGTTGTCACAATGGAAACACCCGTTCCATCAATTGTTATAACGTCTTCCAGGACTAAACTAAAACCGTGGCCAAGGGTGTCCGGGTAACATCCGGATGCCGTGTCTTGCGTTAACAAAACTCCGTCCGGTGTATTTAATTGCAATCTTGCTTTCACAAAACTGCCCGTTAAATTCTTGGTCATGAATCCGGAATAAACCGCCCGGACTGTAACCAGGTCACCAGGGGCCCCCGTGATTTCAAACTGACTGAAGATCCCGGAACAAACCGTTTGGGCCACACTTTCCGTGACCGGTTCCCCTGTTGTCCAGGGAACAAGGCTGCCGGTGATTCCACCCCCGCAATCTGAAAAAATGAATCCTTCATATTGATCCCCTTCAACCCCACCCACGGGAAAACAGAAAGGTGACGTGGTAATTCCCGTGTCTGCCGTGGTGTAGGCCCCAAGGGATCCATTGAGTCTGTATTGGATAGTGTAACCGTTGGCAGGTGCCGGATCACATGTATTGAAGTCCACACAAACTGTGTTGCCTTCACCAAATTCCACCGTGGCTTCGTTCACGGTCGGATTGCAACAAGTTTCCGCCCCTCCATCTTCCCCGCCAATGACCACCGTGCAAGGATCTTCTTCACAACTGAAGGATTGAAATTGTTTTTCTTGCAGTAAAACATTGGGCTTCCAACAACGGGTGCAATCGTCTGCATTTTCATAAGACGTTTCTGATAATAAATATTTCTTCGGGGTTTCGGTTCCAATAAACACTTCCCCTCTTTTAAATACTGCATCCACGTGTTTTAAATACCATTCCGGGACAAATTCCCCGGTAAATAAATAAAGATCCACGGATTCCGTCCGGAATGTCCGGGTCCGTCCTTGCTTAAAATCATTCTTGATTCCATTCAACGCAACTTCCACCGACCGCATGAAAAATTTGTGTTCATAAACAAGGGTGGCGTCCCCAATCGTTCCCCCCTGGCTTTGGCCAAAATAAATCCCTTCCCGGTCAAAGCTTATTAGTGGATCTAAATTCCCGTAACAAGATTTCACCAGGGTCATGCCATCTTCACACGTGCCCGCAAAACAATATTCTTCCGAAAACCAAATGGTGGATCCAATGGTGATTGCAATCACAAAACATTGCGCTGCCGTGGCTTCATTAAAACCATTAAAGACGGCATACCACTTGCCATCCGGATCCTGGCCAACTACATAAGAAACGGGTGTTAAAAATTCAATCGTTCCCACGGCTCCACATGTATAAACCAAATCAAGGGCTGCCGTGTCGGCTCCAACTTCGTCCCCAAAGTCAATGTATAATTGCACGTCTGCCAGGGAAGTGATAGGGATTTTATAATTCCGTTGCCTGGCCTGACAATTGGAAATAAAAAGTGGGTAGTCTAAAGACGTGCCACTGCCGGGGATCATTTTCATGGTTGTAAAATAAAAATTTTTAATCGGTTGTCACTGTCCACCCCTTGGAAACTAAGTTAGCGGCTGCCGTGGCCCCTGCCCCGGTGGGTGTTGCTGCCGGGGTTTGTTGTAAACTCACACTTCCATTCAATAAACCATTCCCGTCCAATCCCACCAGTATTGCATTCACTTGGGAAACGGAAAGGGCATTGTTATACATGCTGACCTGAAGCAAGACAGAAAAATTAATGGTGTCATAAGTCAACCCCGTTGGATTATTAGTTAAAACAAGATTGGTCATTGCTGGCAGGTTCCCACCCACTCCCTGAATGCTTGTTAAAACGGGGTTGTTTGAAAAATTCAACAAACCGTTCACTGTTGACGGAACCCCGGTCACGGAAGTCACAAGTGGGAATGCATTCATCCCAAACGTGTCCACGTTTGCATTCATTCCAGAAAGATCCACGGTTGTCATGGTGGAATCTGGATGTCCTGTCATTCCTATATTAACCACGGCTGCGCCCGGTGGTGGTAAGACAGTGGCCACATCCATGACCCCGGTCAACGTACAAGAAAAAAAGAAATTTGTTAAGGTAGTTGTCCAAAAAGTTGTTTGATGATAAATTTCCCCGACAATTACATCATTGTATGCAAATATGCCCAAGTTTTCACTGAAATAAATAACGGAAGTAAACGTGTCACCTTCGCCACCGCCCAAGGTTGTGTAATCATGAAAAAAGGTCAACGTTAAAAAGGAACCCAAAGTAAAAGGTTCCAGGGGTGAACCGTCACCCCAATCAATGAACCCGTCATGGTCGGCACCATCAAAGGAACCGATAAATAATTGACGGACGGGTTCCGGTCCCAAAGTGGCCGTTTGCGTAATCGTATAAATAAAAGCGGAAAGATCCGTGGAACTTATCGTTGTATCTATATCAATCGTTGCACAATCATTTGCGACCGTGAAATGAACGGTCACGTCTGTCCCTTCTTCGGGGTCACCGGTGAAATGCAGGGAAAACGTCCCGTCCAGGTTGTCCACAATGTCAATCGTTAACCAGGCAGGGACATCAATGGCCGTATAAATCAAAGGGGGTGTGGGTGTGCCTGGAAGATCAATTGTAAAATCATAAGGGGTCCCCACGGTGGCATCCGGCAACGTCACGTCAACGGGATCCGTCACGGGGGTGCAAATGCAATCTGAATTTAGGGACCGGGCTTCAAAGACCGTTCCCGTGGGATAGGAAAGACCGGTGATCACTGCCGGGGTGTCCGTAAACAGTCCGGCAGAAATCCAGTCTGGATCCCCAAAGACCCGGTATTGAATTTCAAACCCGTCCTCTGGTGCCGGGTCACAAAGGGTGAAGGCAATCGAAAGTCCAGTGATCGTTCCCGGAACCGGTGGGGGTGGGGGATCACCAGGGGGGGGTAAAGGATCCCCGGTTTCAAAGGCCCCCATGTCAGGGGCCAGTCCGTTAAAAGGTAACCCCACGTCCAGGGTCCCGGCATCAATTAAGTCACTGCCATCAATTAAATGGGCAAAGCTGACCAGGGGCAAACTTCCATCTGCATTCCTGGCCCCCTGTAATTCCGTTAATGGTGAAAGGGCAATGAAATCACCGGCATCAATAGTGACCGCCCCGTTCCATGAATTGTTGGCTTGCACCCAATATTGGGATTCGGATGGAATGGGCCCTGCAATGATGGAACTGCCATAAGAGGCATTATTTTTAAAAATGTGGTGAATCTGCCGTTCCGGATAATAGGCAAATTTGAAGTCACTTAAACCGTTATTGATGGATGAATTATTGTAAAGCTGTGCCAGGAAAACCCCATTATTTTGGTCAAACCCGTTGGCTTTGTTTCCGGCTGCAAGACAACGGGTCACAAACCTGGTGACAACCGTGGTGCTGGCATTTTCACTCCCGTCCGTTGAAACTGTGCCGCCCATTTTAAACCCATTGCCATCCCCCAAGGAATCCCCACCGGCATTGAATCCATTGTGGAAGGACCAACACCCATTATAATAAATGGATCCAATGGTTCTAATGCAATCCCAACCATCATCGGCACAATTCCAGGCCCGGCAGTAATTATAAACCGTATTGGTGGCCGTGTTGCCGTGTCCCGTCCTTGAAAAACCGTCACTGTTGTTGTGTGGCCCTGTTGGTGCCCCGGTAAAGGGATCATCCAGGTCATGGGAATCACAATTATTTAAAGTGTGGTTATTTACGTTGTCCAACCTGAAACCGGTCATGGAAAAAGAAGCTTCACAAATGTTGCACGTCACGTTCGTTTTTGAAGTGTTGGCATCAATCCACCAACAGGCTGCATAAGTTCCCGACCCGCCCCCCACTTCTTGGGCCGGTCCGACTACTGAAATTCGCCAAAAGTCAATATAGCTGCAATCCAGGGTGTGGATCCCAATTCCCCCACTGGTCCGGGCCACATTCAAACAATTATAAATCACATAACCCCCACCCACAAAGTCCGGGGGATAGCCTTGAATCGTTATGTGGGCTGAAGACGTGCCACTTTTGTTGTTGATCAAAACATTGTTGGTCCCGGCAAAAAGAGGGGCATAACTGTCATAAGTCCCCGCCCGGATGTTCACCGTGTCCCCTGGTAAAAGATTAATCCCGTTGATTTTTTCAATATGCAACCAGGGATCGGAAATTGAAAGTCCCGTGTTGGAATCATCCCCGTCCGTGGCAATCCAGTAAGTGTTCCCCGTGGCCAAATACTCCCATGGACCAATATCGGGAACACTAACCACCCCATTGCCCCCGGCATCCGTGGTCCGGAAGGATGTCGTCCCGTTATTCACAACCGGGGAACCACTGGTTGGCATGTAGTCGTCCAGTTCGGTCAGGGTTGTACTTCCATTCGTGAACAAGGGTGTTCCAGCAATAGAATTGAGATCGTGACCGGTGGTTTGCCAGTTGGCAAGTGTGGAATAACCGGCAGGATCCAGGACCAAGGCCCCGCTTGTATATTGAAACAGATTGTAATTAGAAATAAAGGTTCCCGTGCCGGCATTGTAAATGGCGGCATCGGTTCCTTTAATGAAAATATTATTTAAGATTTGTTGCCCGGTGGCTTGTGGGGATCCCCCGTCACTTGGGGCCATTAAGATCCCAAAGCTTCCCCCCGTGGTCCGAATAACGTTGTGAACGTAAATCCCGTTGGTGGCACCTTTAGCATAAATGCAGGTGTATAAACCCGAAGCATTGAAGTTGAACACGTTGTTGTAAATCCTGGTGTTGGCACAAACTTTATCAACAATCCCGTAATAGGTCCCCGAAAAATAACTGTTCCGGCAAATGTTCCCGTTGGCACCCCCACCGAATAAAACACCATGGACCGTTTGGGCCCCCACGAAGGTGGAAACAATCCGAAGATTATCTATCACATTGTTGGAAGCTGTGGATCCCCCCGTGTTGGCATCCATGCCAATCTTTATTCCGTAGCCGGTCCCGTAATTGATTGTTATAAACAGGTTAAAGAAGTTGTTATTCCCACCAGTTACGTCAAAGGCCCGGTCACTGACATTGTTAAAGGCCAGGCCGTCATAAGTCCGGAAATTATTGGGGCTGACAATGGGGGTCGTCAAACTTACATTGCCTGTATTGATAGCCTGGAAAGTGATCCGGGTGGAATTGTTGGTGCCGTTCTTCGTGGTTGTAATCCCGGCATAACTGCCATCGTCAATTAACACCAGGTCCCCGGCCACCACCACACTTTCTGCCTTACTTAAAGTCAGAAAGGGGGAACCAATTGTTCCGGGGTTGGAATCACTGCCTGAAGTGGAAACGTAATAAGTCATTCAATTATGGGTGTTATTGTTAATACACTGGATTCGCAACAAGGGGTGCATTCCACACATGCACCTGCCGGGATCAATATTCCACACGTGGAAGCCAAAATTTCAATGGCACAAAAACCTTCCCCAACCGGCACGGTGACACCTGTTTGAACCACGTTGTCACAATCAATGTAACTCACATTCGTTGCGTCTTCTGTTCCGATATTGACAAACTTCAAACACGGCACGTCTTCCGGTGGTGGTTCAGGGTTGCCCGGATCGTCACACGTGGACGAAGGGAAAACCGTGGCCGGGGTTTGTATTAAGATGGCAAAGGCACACAAATGCAGTCCCGGATCCAGGGTTGTGAATTGTGAAATATTGTCACAATCCACATAAGTCACATCGGAAGGCTGTGGACCCGTGTTCTGGAATCTTAAACAAGTCGGCCCAATCGGTGGTGGGGTTTCCGTGGGTGGTTCTGGAACTGGTGCCGGGGTGTTGCCTGGATCTTGCACGTCCGGGGGTTGCAGTCCGCTTGCTGGCCGTCTTATGATATTGCCTGTTAGCGTTATGGTGTTACTGGAATAGTCAACCAGGATGTTCCCTAATCGCATAAACACGTCATAATTGTCACGGGTTTCCAGCTTCATCAACTTGCCTATTTGTGCAAACTGATTTTGGAACACCCCCAACGTGTTGAGCATTTCCGGACAAAGATCCACTTCAATATGGGCCGTCTGGTTGGATTCCTTGGACTTTAGCGGGTTGTCAATTACATCAAAGTAATTGGGAAACATGTTCCCATAATAGTCACCGTCAAAATATAGGGGATAGTTAAAAATATAAGGCCCTGGATTATCTTTAGAAATGTCGTTTTTGACATCATACTTCACATCCCGGGTGTTGTAATAGGGGTTCGCAATCGGAAGGGTTGTCCTTCGGACTACCTTGGCCCGGTTCATTTCCACCCCGTCCCAAAGCAAGACACGGGGGACCGTGGTTTGTTCGGCTGTCATTCGGACGGCCCCCGTGTAAATGTCGTTATTTATAAAATCGTCTTCAAACCTGTTGGCTTGTGTGGCAATTGCTGTCACGGTGGCCCAAAGGAAGGCAATGATGGCTGCCGACAAGGGAATGGTCACCAGGGAAAGATTGGATAAAAGGACGGCTGCCGAAATGATGGCAATGATCACAATTAAAATCATGGCCCCAAACTTCCCGTCCTGGATCAAAAGACGGGTGTAGTCCTTAGATCTTCCGTCCCTCAAAAATCCCGTGGCTCCAAAGTCAAAAATTCTTTGAAGTTCCCCTTCCAACATGGGGTTGTTGCCGGTTTCATCAAAACCTATTGCCTCACTGTAAAGAGCATTAATTTCCTGGCTGGCTTCGTCCACTGGATCCGTCTGGTATTTATATTCCCCGTATGCAGGTCGTTTATTGCCGTTAAAAGTATAGCGCAAATGATAAAACGGCACGGCATCCGGCAACGTAAAATCATAAATGGGGGCCAGTTGAATAAGATCTTTTTTATAGGCAAAGACAATCTTACTTTGGGGGGTCACGTACCATTCAGCATTGAATAAAACTTTCAATTTATCTAGTAGGTCAGGAACGGTGATCAACCACCGGTTTTCATAGTGGAAAGTCAGGGCCGGGGAAGTAATGGCATCCGCTTCACTTTCATGCATTTCACCCGACCGGGGAAACAGTAAACAAAGGTTTTCCCATTCCCTTCCCGTATCAAAAACGGTATCCATCGTCATGCCACACTTCAGGGCCACGTTTTCAATGTAGGTGTGAATGAAGGGGGCCTCAATGAACCGGTTTAAATTCATGATCCGTCTTGCATCTTCATTGGGACTTGGTGCATCCGTTATCCAGTCAATCAAAAACCCAAGGGGGAAGATCCCGTTTTTCACCCCATGAAAGAACATCATTAAAGCCATCCGGGCTGACTGGACCAAACGGGGACGGGGTTCAATGGCTGCCAGGAACGTGGGGTGTTCTTTGGTACTGGTCCCGTCTTTATTGAACCACCGTTGCCAATCATCCACTATCGGTGTCTTATGGATACAATGCCAAATTAAATCCTGTTCCCGAAGTTTGACATGCACCTGGCAGGGTTCATCCTGGGGGGCATAGTCCAAATTGTCTGCTTTGATTTCAAATAGCCGGTAATTCCCGGCAGGGTCACCGGTGGGGCCCACGTTCCCCCGTGCAATAAGATCGATTATTTTAACCTCCACACAATTAATGACCTGGTAATCGAATAGAATCAACCAATCATGGACGAATTGAAAAGCTTTGTCAATCAAAAGAAGGTTAGCCGTTAAACCTTTATCATAGTTGCTGCCCTGTTCGGAAGTTTCACTGTTCTTCGTGTCCCCCTGGTTGGTTTTATCCCACGTAAAGGACATTTTTTCTTCTTCTTCAATGTAGTTGCTTAGATCATACCAACCATCAACGGGTTCAATCCCCATGAAGGGGGTGGTGTTGTCCACGTCCCCGGCAATATACATGGCGGCCCCCGTGCCAGGGTCGGCAGTAACAATGACGTTAATTAGTGGATCATCCGGGGTGGGGAAGTTAGCCTGGTTTTGTCTTCGCCTAAAGAAGATTTGAAAACGTCCGTTGAGGATCATGATTTTAAGTCAATTTTCTTTTGTTCAATGCCTTGCATTAACATGGCAGTGACCCCATGTTTGTCAAAGGTGAAATCAAATTTGAAAGCTTTTAAAAGTCGGTTGTTTTCCCGTTGCAGTTCCACGTTTTCCTTCAGGACCCGAATTTGTTCGGCCAACATGCCCTTCATTTCCGTGTTGGTGGCTGTCGCATGTTCCAACCTTCGGATGTTCACCACCGGCACGTCCGGACGGGCATACTTCAAGACGGTTTCCGTGGTCGTCTGCATGCCGTTTCGGGTGTTGTTCACTTCCCTGGTCAGTTGCCGGGAAACCTCCACCAACCGTTCCAACTTAGTTTGCCCCGTTTCAGTCTTGGTGTTTTCCTTCACAAACTGATTGACCAGGACCGGATCAATCCGCTTTTCCAGGACGGCATGAATGGTTTCTTGATAGTCCCGGTTCGTTTTCAGGAAGGTTTCCTGGTGGAAGTAGTTGGCCACCCGGTCCCGTTCAACCTGGTTGACTTTATCTGCATACCGTTCCAGGATCCGGGTTGAACTATTATCTGAAGTAGCCACTTCTTTCACCTTGTTGGTCAATCGTTCCACAAAGTCCGGCACCACCCGTTGAATAACTTGTTCCGGGTGGGGCAAGGTGGCCAGGTTGTTGACCACCCGTTGAACGGTTTTTTTAAGATCCACGTGTTCATTGTTGATGTATTGGATCAACTGCCGTTGGGTCACGGGGTTGGACATGACTTCCCGTAACTGCCGTTCCACCAGTTTTTCAAACACGGGCAAGGGGGTGTTCCGGTAAAATTCCCGGATGGTGGATTGCAGGTTTTTTACGTCTGCATGCTCTAAAGTTTTATTTTCAATGTTGTTTCTCAATTCTTTGGAAATCAGTGGAACTAAATGGCTGGCCATTTCCTTGTTGTAAAGTTTTTCAGTCAGGATCTTTTCCACGTTTTCCACATGATGTTCATCCATGACCCTGCTTAATTCCCGGACCACTTCACGGGTCTTGGAATCCATAACCCGTTCATTCATCCCACGGGCAAATTCTTTCACCGTGTTCACCACGTCCTTTTCAAACTTCCGTTCCGTCATTTTATTGATTTCCGGTAAATCCTTCCGGGGTGTGGGGGTTGTTGCCTGGATCCGTTCCGTTAGCTTTTCCAGGATGTAAGGCACCACCACCCGGCTGTCTTGCACGTTCAACCGGTCAGTCAATTGTTCCCGGATCATCTGCATGCTGTCCTTTGTGTCCCTGGTTTCCACAAGACTGGCCAGGTTTTCCACCAGTTTGTCACTTTCCCTTTCATGGAACGTCCGTCTGAATCTTCGGGTCATGAACCGTTCTGTGATCCGGTCACTGAAGCTTTCCAACACATGGTTCACTTCCTTCAAGTTGGTGGTGACGTTGGATGATTCCTTGGTGTTCACCCGGTCCGTAATCAGTTTCATGATTTGAGGAACCAAGACAGGCCGGGTTTCCAGTTTAGACTGAAGGAAACGTTCCACGTGAAATAAGATTTCCTTCTTGTCCTGGTTGTTCTGGATCCGGGAAGAAACCATTTCTGTTATTTCCCGGACCAGGTTCCTTTCTTGAAGTTTGGCTTCCCTGGTTTGGCTGTAAATCTTTTCTTGGAAATGTTCCCTGTCCTTAAAATGTCGTTCCTGAACCCCTTTTAAGACCGTTTCCGGGACCCGTTCTGTTTGCTTCCCCTCTTTCCAAATTTCCTTTTGGTGTAAATTTTGCCCCGTTAGCGTCTGCCTGACAAAAGAATTCAGGATTTCCGGGGAAACCTTACGGTTGTGGATGGCAGACAACGTGGCAAAGTAATCTTTGTTTTCTCTGGCTGTCACCACTCTTTCCCCGGCCGTTAACCGGGCAGGAACCGTGTCAATCCCTGGTTTATTCCCCCCAAGTGTGACTTCTTCCGTTCCCTTATAAAAGTTGGCCACCGGTGGTTGAAGACTTTGAACAAACTGGAAGGCTGCCGTAATGGCCCCAATGACCGCAATCCCGGCAGCAATGGCCGCAAAGGGGGCGGCAGGGCCGGACGTGCTGGCCGCTTGTGCAATGGCAGAAACCGTGGCCACCAGGGCATTCGATAACACCAAAGCAGAATTGATGGCCTGTTGCTTCCTGGCTGAAGCTTCCCTTTTAAGTTCCAATTGATCCAAACGGTCCTGTTCTTCATTTAAGAATTCAGCGTTCCCCCGTTCTGCAATCCGGGTGGCTTCTTCCACCCGCTTTTTTTGCAGGTTTATAGATTGATCCAGGGACTTTTGTTCTTGGGCATTGAGTTGCTGCCAAAATCCAATAACCGACCCCAACACCTGTTGAACCGATTGGGCATATTTCACCAAATTTTCTGTCCGTTTCTTCAGTGGATCTTCTTTTTGTTGTTCGGTGTTGCTGTCAATGGCTGCAATTTGGTCTTTGATTTCCCTGGCTTGTGCCCGTAATTGTGCAAGCTGTTCCGGGTCGGTGGTCGCATTGATCCGGACGTTGATTTGTTGAAGATCCGCTTCCAGTTCTGCTTTACGAATTTGATCCCTTTCCGCTTTTTGTTGTTTCAAAAGGGCCGTGATGTTTTCCTGAAACTTCTTGTAACTGATTGTCCCGGCTGCCAGGGCATCTTTTTCTTTCACTATCCGGGCCGCAATGTTCACGTCCACTTCCGTCAACTGTTCTTCAAAGAATTCATTGGAATCTTTGACCGTTTTCTGGAAAGTTTTAAAAGCATTGTCGGATAAATCCTGGTTCTTTTTTACTTCGGCCTGGTCTGCCAAGTCCCCGAAAATTAACCGGATCCCAAACTTTTTGCGCTGTGCAATGGCCGGATCCAATCCCTGTTTCACGTCTTCGTCCACCTGTTTGATCAAATTGGCTTCCGCTTTCCTTAGATTGGAAAGGGTGTTTAAATACCCCTGCTCAATTTGCTGTTTCTCCCTTTCATTATCATCCCGGATGTTGGCAATTCGTTTGTTGGCTTCATCAATTCGGGCCCCTTCAATGGCATCATTCAGTTTGTCATTTAGATCCTGGACTTTCCGTCTGAATTCTTCCAGGGCTTGTTCTTGTTGATCTTTAGTAAGACCGGTTAACAAATCTTTGAGAAAGTCATGTTGTTTTTTCGTTAACTGTTCGTGGGATTTAGGGTCCAGAAATTTGTCAAGGTCCAACAGTTGTTTTCCCAATGCAGATTGAAAACTGCCAATAATATTTTCTTCGGAAGGGAATTTTTGTGCATTGAATTGTTTGACGGCATCCTGGATCCTGGTCAATTCCCGAAGAAAGACATTGACCGGGGCATTTTTATCTTGGGCAGATTTGGTCACACTTCCAGGGGTGAATAAATCCTTCAAAGCATTGGTGACATCATCCAAATTCTTTTTGGCTTTTTGCCCTTCAGAAAATGTATTGAACAAACCCTTCAGTTCATCTTCAGTCAGGCCCACCGATTTGGCAAAGCTGTCAATCAATTCTTGGTCTTCCTTCCTTATGGGGTTGGCCACGGCCCCGGCAGTTGCCCCCCGGATCACAATTCTATTTTTATTCGCCCGGTCTTCCAACTGACCAAACAACTTTAAATTCCCTTCCAACAAAGTTTGTGTTTGTCCCAACTGTTGGGCTGCAAGACGAATTTGTAAATCTGCCTTCAGGAAGGGTTCGGCCACTTTTTGAATTTCCACCACGGCAGCATTGGCCAAAGCCACTTGAATCAACTTTTCCTTTTGATCATCCAACAATTTGTTGATGGTGGTAATGTTGTTGATTTGGGTGGTGTCAATTTGGTTTTTTTGGTCGGCTGTTTCATTGAATTCTTTGGCCACACGTAACCGTTCTTTTTCCGGAACGGACAAATCCGTTAATACTTTACGGTATGCTTCCAGTTTAACGACTTGCCCCGCCACACTTTTGGCAGCATTTTCCACCACGTCTTTTTGGGCCTTTTGCTTTTTTTCAAAGGCATCCAAATTCTGAATGGATTCCAATAGTTGTTGACCAAATTTGATTAAGGCCGGAAGGGCTTCCGCAATTAGGGCCCCCACAAAACCACTGACCAACCCAAATGCCGCTTCCGTGACAAAGGTCCTTAATCTTCCCACTGCTTCCCCGGCCAACCGGGTGACGGATGTGAATTTTCCAATTTCTTCCCGTGCTGACCGGTTGTTTCTGACCGTTTCATTGATTTCCTTGTTGTAAAGGGCTGCCCCTTTTTGAAGAACGACCTGTTGAACGTTGGCTTCCTTTAGGGCCGTGGACAGTTCTTTTTCCCTGGCAGTCAGGACGGCAATTTGATCCGACAATTCTTTGACTTTCTTCGGATCTCCCGCTTTGGTGGCTGCATCCAAAGCTTTTTGAGTTTCGGCCAGTTCCTTTTGATTATCATCCAGGGCCTTATTTAACCGGGCTTGTTCTTCCCGGACTTCTTTCATTCCTTGCTTCAATTCTGCAAGCTTCACCACCACTTCATTCACACCATCCATTATTGGCTTGCCGTCAAATTCGGCCCCGAATAAAACATTTTCTGCCATAAAATCTTAGTTTGAAAAAGTGACCAGGTAGGCAATAATTGTAAGACAAAAGAATAAAAAAAACCTGACAACTTGGAAAAGGTCAGGTTTTAATCACAAAGGACGGTTGAGGATATTAAGACCTGACCAAATTAATATTTTGGCTTTGGCCTTGGTTTTGGTTTTTTTACAGATGTGTGCATAACTGGTGATTTATTTTTTATGTTTGGCTTCTTCGTAAGCTTTCTTTTTCTGTTCTTCTTCCTCTATGAACAAGGACATTTCATTGTAAAATTCACCCACCGGATAACTTAACATTAGATCCCGGTTGTGAATGTCACCGCCCGTAATGACACGAATGAATTTTTGCGTCTGCCGTTCCTGTTTGTTGTTAATGTGCATTTGTTGTTGGATGGTCCCTTTCATTGGTCCGGCTTGCTCAAAGCAATTTGGGAAATACTTTTTAAGTCCTTGATATAATCCCGTGTGATAACGTTGTACCAAGTCAAAAAAAAAGGGATAGCGTCCACCATGCCCGCCCAAAGCTTCAGTTTGCGTCCACTTTCTTCTTCGTCAAAGTAATCAATCCTTTCATCCCCGCTTAAAATGTAAACTGTGCAAAGGGCCAGGTGTTGACGAACGGGGTCGGCCGTGTAATTGGCAAGACGTTCTTTTTCCAGGATCAACTGAAACAACTTTTCATATTTTTCCGGATCCGTGGATTTGATCAATGCTTTTTCCTGGTTGCACCAATCCAGAATATCTTTTAAGGAAAGTCCCATTGTAAACATGTCGGAAATGTGCCGGGCCATCGATAAACGCATAATCGGAATCTTAAACAAATCATCAAAACCAAACCACACGGTTCCGTCCTGGTCCTTGTAGATCTCTGAAGTTTTAATTTCTATTCCTGCTTCGTTGCGATAAAGACGTTTGATCTTGCCGTTGGTGGTGGTTTCCTTGGTAAGTTGGTACATTAAAAAATTGTTGTTGGCATGAAGATATAAAAAAACCGGGTTGTCATTGCAAGATGATCCCCGGTTTACATGTTCTATACAAATAGAAGATTTTCAGTCTTCGGAATTTCAAAGATAAAAAAAATCAGGAATCATTTTTTAGGTTGATCCCTGACTTGCGACTTATTACTTTCCCGGTGGTAAAAATATATTTGCTGTGTCTGGTTTTATATTCATGTTATGCACAACCGGTGAATAACTTTTTAAAAATAGCGGATGTAAGCAATGGCCGAATTTACTTTTCTGTTTCTTTCAAACACCCCGTTGCCTTCCCGGTCTTCCCCTTTATAACTTGGGTCGGCTGAAGTATTGCCTTCCACCGTGAACACCTGGCCATCCCGTCTTTCATTTACCAAAAACGTGTGACCATGGCCCCCACCAAAATCCATTATTCCCTGGTCCCCTGGTTGGGGATCCAAGGTTATTTTGTAACCCCTGGCCCTTGCCCTATTCAAACAATCCAGGACGCCCCCGGTCTTGGGGACCGGATTGACAATGTTTAGTTGTTTGGCTGCTTCATTAAAAGACCAGTAAACAAAAGCCATGCACCAGGAATAACCTTCCCTTAATCCCACCGTTTCCAGAAACTTCAATACTTCGGCCCCGTCATTGTGACCCGTTTTTTCCCGGACAAAAAGTTGCGTCCTGGCCACTTCCAAGGCCCGTGACCGAAGCGTAAAACCGGACGGGGGTTCCATCACCTTGGTTTCAAATAACCGTGTCCAGGTCAAAAGACCAACCTGCCCGTCTTGAATTAACTGGTTAGCCTTTTGAAAAGCTTTCACGGTCGTTTCCGTGGTTTCGCCAAACGTGGGACTTTTCGGATCCAGGGGGCCAAACCCTTTTTCATTGAGGGCAAATTTGATGGCCATGACGGAAGAAGAATCCAGGGACGAACGTTGAATGATAGTTCCAGGGTAGGGGATCAATCGTTAAAGTTTAGAATCAGTAAAGAAAAGTTTGTCAAAACATCATCTGCCGGGGTCACATGATCATCACTGAAGGTTTCAATTTTTAGATTATCATCGTCCACCCTACTGACTTTGATCATATTGGTGTCACCCGCCCCGGCATCCGTGAAGGCAATATTGGGAATGATACAAGTGGAACCGGAAAAAGCATGCTTTTTATATCCGTTATAAACCCCCATTTCGGAACGTGTCCAGGCTAAATTCAATTGGGATTCAGCCAAACCGGATTCCGTTGGCACACCTGTTCCGGCCTGGTTGATAATAGCAAACTTTAGGGAAGTGAATGGACCCAACACATTGCGGGCATTAATAAAACGGTCCGTTTGTGGAATTTGGAAACATTTCCATTGCTTTAAAACAAAGGGTTCATCATTGCCTGGCACAATCTGGATGGTTCCCCCGTAAAAACTGGTCAGGTGATAATTCAGGTCAGAACCGTCCAATTGGAATTCACTGGATTCAATGAATTCACTGGTGGCCGTGCCACTAGCACCACCGAAACCCCCATTGGTTCCCCCATACTTCGTTTGCCAGTTTCCATCCCCGGTTGATTTGATGTAAAGTTTCAGTTTTGTGAAATCCACCACAACATCTGTGGAATAATAGGCACTTTTATGGGTGACTTCGATAACGTTAAAGGATGCATCTATTCCCACACCCGTGTCCGTTGTCGTTGTAATGCCTGTGCCGTCAACTATGTGTGCGCTGCCTGGATTTGTTATTGTGAAACCTGTAATTGCTCCCCCACCGTCCACCGTGTCCACGGTGATCACATTCAAACTATCCCCGGCAACTAAATGCAAGGTGTCCCCCGGTGCATAGCCACTCCCACCATTTGCAACTTCAATAGTCACAAGCTTGCCCGCCACCCCGGTCCCGTCATAAACCAATTGACCAAAGGAATTCAGGGACCATCCTTCCCCTAAAGTCCAATTACCACCGGAAAAATCACCATAACTTGGATGGCCTAAATATTTGGCCACCTGGTCAAATGTCACTGCGCTGTCTAATTTGCTTGGTTCCACAAGGCCCTTTAATTCAATTCCGTCTGCATCATTGCCCCCCTGTTCCAAAACTTTTTGTATGGATGGATATTCCAGGGCATCCACGTCCACCACTCTTTTCAATGAAACGGCTGAAACCGTGCCCACAAAGTTTGCGTCCGGGTTGAAATAGATTTTTCCATAACTGGCCGGATCCCCAAAGGGCAAATAGTTAAGATATACATCCACGTCACCGGAAGCAATTGCAACGTTGCCACTATCCCCAATCTGATAAACAAAATTACCCCCACTTTCTTTAGCTAGCGTGAATTTTAAATGATACTTACCACCGGCCACCATTTGACCAGTGTCCGGATATTTCAATTTGATGTTGGTAAAAGCAGGGAAATAAATTTTCAGTCCTGTTCCATCCCCACCCGTGGGTTCAATAATGTCGTCACTTAAATAACTGTAACCTTCACCCACTGTTTCCACACTTAAACCCGTCACACCACCACCACCGTCAACAGTGGTGACCCGCAACTGACCCCCACCTGGACTGCCACCAGGCACGTCCAAAATATCATCCACCGAATAACCACCCCCACCGTCTGAAATTTGTGGTTCCTGAATGCCACCGTTCACCCCCCCTTCAAATCTTGCACTTACACCCCCGCCCGTCACGGTCCATCCGTCACCGGTTTCCCAATCAACACCAAAAGCATTTGGAACCGGAACTTCGTTGGATCCTTCATCCACACTAACAATTCGTTCGTCCCCGTCTTCTTCCACGTCAATCAAATAACCGGCTGTCACGTCACTGATTCCCCCACCACCACCGGTTCCATCCATTTCCACCAGGTCTTTAATCGCATCCCCAAGGTCTTCTTCCGTGGTGATCCCGGAAACACCATTGATGTTTATTTGTGCAATCGGAATTCCAGTTTTGGAAATCTTGGGTGTGGTAAAGCTAACTTTCATGGTTGCTTTATCCAACGTGAACCCATTCATGAAGGTGTCAATTGATTGCCAAACAACAATGCCGGTGCTTAGGGTGATCCGGACAGTGTTGCCGTCTTTGGTTAGTGTTACCATGTTTAAAGTTTAAAAAGTTTTAAGAATCATATTTTACCAGGGCTGCAATGGCATTCCCGACTTCTTGAACGGTTGTCATTCCTGAATGCCCCGCAATGGTCCAGGCACTTAAAGGAATGTTTTGTTCATCCAGACGGTCCGTGTCCATGCTTATGTAATAGGATTTTGTTCTTAGTGTCACCCCGTCAATGGATCCATTGAAATCATTGGTGGGGGTGATTGCAATCAAATTGCTTCCTGGTGCCGTTGCTATGAAATAATACATCACGGCACCCGCCCCGGCATTGATAGTGGCAATATCGTTTCCCCCAATGTTTACAGTCACGGATCCCGTGGTTCCCGTCACTGTTAACCGGACCACATACCTTTCCCCGGCCACCACGGCCCCCGCTTGGAACAAAGGATTGGTTCCGGCCGTGTGGGTGACTTTATCCGTTCCATAAGTCCACCCGGCACCCAATGTCCAACTGGTGGCCCCTCCCGTGAAGTTGGGGTTTAAAAGAAGTTGGGCCCCTTCCGGGCCCCTGGCATTGAGACTAAATGCATTTAAAAACACCTTTACCGACATGTAAAACACTTTGTTCGTGTTGGTGGTTATGGCCACCGTGTTGCCGTATTTAGTCAGAATTATTGACATGTTTATTGGGTTTTTTTGCCACGGGTGTCAAACGGCCCTGGTTGGTATTTCTGTCCGTGGGACAATAAGGACAATATTTGATCTTTAGGGAAATGATCATTGTCCTCTCACACGTGGCGCAATACTTCAGAACTTGTTTGTCAGCCATGATATTTGAAATAAACAACCACGGCAGACATCACCAGGACGGCCACCATGATTTTAATTAACAATAACTGTTTGTATTTCTGTTCGTCCGTCATTTAAAAGGATCGTTTACGTGGTTCTTCATTCGGCCTATTGGTTGGAAATTGCCCCATTCCATATTGCCTAACCAGGACCACACAAAGGTCACTTGCTGACTGCCCCTGACTATTGTAAACCGTTTTTTTGAACATGTAGAAACCAGGTTGTAACATGCTGACTTTGGTAAAGGACGCGTGTGGATCACTGAAGACGGCATTCCCCCCATAAAGCTTTGACCACCTAACCAATCCATCAACAGGAACGTCCCGGCCACCAATGGCCACCCCATTGGGCAAGGTCACACTTTGATCCGGTCCGGCATTGGCCTTTGGTGCCACGTTCACTTTAAAGGTCACCTGCATGGTGTCGTTAGCAATTCCCCCGGCATTATCCGTGACCCGGAACACAAACTTGTAAACCCCGCCCAACCACTGAAGGCCCCCGGCAGGGACCACGGTGGTGGTGTGAATCACGGATTTCACGGCTGTGGTGTAGGTCACAATAGGGGTCCCAAAGACGGTTGCTGAAGGATTGGTGGAAAGGGCCAACCATTCCGATTTGGAAACCGTGCCGTCACTGTCGGAACCATTACCCACCAGGGTGACGACCTGAATTTGACCATGTGAAACTAAGATTGCAAGGGTGACAAGTAAGAGGGCAAGGAACTTCTTCATGATAGTATCTGTTTGAATTGTGGAAAATAACGATCCAGGGTTTTAAGAAGGGTGGCTTTCCTTTTGTACGTTTCACCGGTTGCAATCACACGGCCATTGCGGCCCTTCAGAACAAAAAAGAACTGTTTGTTCACCGCTTTTTTAATTGTTGCAGTCATGGTTAGTCAGGTTTAGGTTTATTAAAATTCTTCGCCAAATTATAATTTTCCACCAACAAATTGTCGGAAATAATTCCACATGAAATAACGTAAATCATCCAACAGGTGGGTTTTCCTGGCATCTTTACTCTTATCAATTTCTCCTTTCTCGTTCACTTTCACCGTCCTTAAATCATCAATCAAAAACGGACATGCTGAAGAAATCCAGAAGTTTCCATGTTTGTGAAACAGGCTATTCATTAGGATCCTGGTGTTCCTCACTGAAGGATTGGACCGGGGGAATTGCACCTGCCTGGATGATAACTGCAATTCTTCTTTGATGATCTTCACATAAGACCGGTTGCCCTTGGTGATTGCTGTCCTTGCCCTTCCACTGGCATCCCCCGTGGCCACAAGGAAGAAGTCCCCCCAATCTTCCAGGACTTGTTTCGCTAAAGCAAAAATGTCGCTGTTCCGTAAACGATATTCAGCAATCACTTTGCCCCAATCCATTTTATAGCGTTGGGCAATTAAACAGGTGATGGGATCCACGTTGAAGTCAAAGATGGCATAGAGGGGCAAGGACTTCAGTGGTTGCATAAACCTGGCCCCTTCTTCGGTTTCCACATCCACCACATGTTTTTCCTTGGTAAAGGAATAGGCAAAAAGCTTCACGTCTTGCAAGAACCGCCAAATTCCCTCAATCATCTGTGCCCTGCTTATGGGATCCAGGTTTTCCCAATTGGCCCACTGTTCGGCAGTGACATAAGGATTATCTTTTGGCAAAGCTTCCGTGAAATCCATCATTTCCGGCAGTTTCCCAAGAACGTAAGGATCATAAATCTTGTCTTTTACCCATGTGTCCGTGGGATTAAATGTCCCAAGGATCAACGGGGGTGGCATCTTGGTCAAATACCAGGACCCCACACGTTCCACCGACCTGGTAAGCAGTTTTTCGGACAATCCTTCCATCTGTTCCAATAGGATCCCGTTCGTTTCCAATCCTAACATCCACTTTAATTCCGGGTCCTTCATTAAGTTTTCCGTCTTAAAGAAGATCTTGGATCCATTGCGGAAGTGGATGTGGTAATTGCTGCTTTTTCGTTTCCACACAAATTCACTGCAATCTTCGCGGCCAATTAACTTTTCCATGGATGGAATGGTGGTGTCTTCCAGTTCCGGGAAATCGGAACGGAAAATGTGCCACCTGCTTTTTGGGAATAACTTGGCCAGGCAATAAAGAATGAAAAGACAAATGAAAGTCTTCCCCCCACGAATGGCCCCACCGAAAAAGAACTGCCGGATCTTGTTAATTCCACGGACCGCCCCCATGACTTTTTCATAAAAGATAACCTGCTTTTCATTCACTTCACCGGTGTCCGGATGTTTGAAGGCAAACACCACAAGTTCTGTTTCTTTAACCATTAGATAAAAAAGGGAAGTATTAAAAGAATAATGATCAAAAGTATGATCACCAACAGTTCAACAGTAAGTTCTTTTTTCAAGGGTGGCTCTTATGGCAACGGAACCCGTTCACCATTAGCCAAAATAATAAATCGCTTTACATTCTGCAAGTCCCCACCATCGTCCGGCACCTGGCCAAAGGCCCCGAACAATTTGGATGGTGCATAGTTGCCAAACCGTTTGTATAATGCATCAACCGAAGTTTGTTTTTCCCGGATGTTCGGTTTCCGCTTTGTCGGAAGCAGACCTGGTTTCCGGATCCGCTTCACCACCCTGGTCCCGGTGGCGTCCAGGATTTCTTCCACCGTGTAAACGGGAATGAATTCTTCCACATCAACAAGGCCCTGAATCACTGAAGAATGAAAACTGTCCAGGTGATCCACCGTCAACACCCCTTCCAGGAATTCTTTTGCGTAAATCTTTTGCTGCTTTTCCATTTCCAGTTTAAGGGCCAGGGCATGTTCTTCTTTAGCTTTTATCAACATGTCTTTAACGGCTGGCCGTCCTAATATCTTGGAAGCTGTGAAGGTTGCAGAACGTTTGGCGCAATTGGGTTTGGCAATGTGTTGAAGATAGGCTTCTGTTTGATCCATTCCGGAAGCAATGGCATTAACAAACCGTAAAAGCTTTTCAGGGGACTGGCCGTTTGTCAATTGTTTGGTTGTTGTTTTTGTTCGCCCGCTAAAATAATAAACTTAGTTTCATTATGCAACGTCAATTGCTTGCAGACGTGAATTCAACCTTTCAATTTCCTGTTCTTGGTCTTTTATGATTTGCCCCAACCGTGCAATTTCTGACATTGGTCCAGGATCCGGAATGTTCAACGTTCCGTTCCACTGCCCCTTCAGTTTTTCAATTTTTTCATCCCTTGCCTTTATCACAATTTTCAATTCTTCAACGTCCCTTTGATATTTTTCAATCAAATCCCGTTGGTTTTTTATCTGTGCCGCTTTTTCCTGGACTTCCCTTTTATACTCCTTCACTTCCCCTTCTTTGATTTCATAACATTCCTGAATATAGGCACACGTCTTCCTTAATGCCACACCTTCCACCCCGCCCCACTCTTTTTGAAACCGGGCCCGTAAATCTTTGTTTTCCTGCTCCAATTTTGCAATGTACTGGCCTTTATTCGTGCTGACATTTTTAAAACTTTCAACCAATCTATTTAACCGTTTAATTTCATTAGCCTGTTCCTTGGTTAGTTTAGATAATTCGCCAAAATCTTCATTGGTCCGTTGCAATGACCATTCACATGCAGCCAACTTTTGTTTCAGTTCTTTCTTTTTCATAATTGATTGTCTTTTTTGTCCTCTAAACCCTCTCTCAATCCCTGTGAGGGGAATTGAGACAAAATTGATAATGCTTCCTTTGCCTTTTGCTCCACAATATGCACATCAAAACTGTTCGCAAGAATATACTGCAAACAATCGTTCAACGTTTCCTCTTTACTCTTTATCATAGTCTTTATCATAGTTGATTGTCTTTTTTGTATTGTTGCCAAATATCTTCCTCTTTAATACCAAAAGCTTTTTCCCGCACCTCTTTTTCCAGCAATCCTTTCAACCTTTCAATTTCTATATCTTTTTCAAACTTTGCAAACTGAATGGCCGAATTATAATCTTTCTGTAATTCCTGCATTTTCTTCCCCCTCTCAATAGCCAGGTCCTTCAAACTTTCTTTTGACAATTCATCAATCCCCCTGTCAATGTCTCCAAATGGTTTATCGTTTTCGCTGTTCATTTTCCAATAGTTTTGATTTTAAAAAATTTGATTGGTCAATTCTTTTGGCCAGGTCCCAAAGGGCATGATGCACGTTCAACCCAATCCCATTTATATCCAGTCCCCCAAGTGTTACACTTGCTGAAAAACACCCCTGGTCCTTCAAATACGTCACCCGTGCCCTTCCTTGCACAAACCCCCCTATCTTTTCAAAAGGAATGAAGACTGGTTTCATTTAAAAAAGTTTGGATTCATTGCCCCCACCATGGCAGCCAGGGCAAGACCGACAAACACCCCGACCAAAAAACAAATCATGGCCACAAATACAAGTCTGTTTTCTTTCATGGTTGTCATTTTAAAAGTCCTGTAATTAGTGGGTAAAAGATCCAGGCCAATGTCAGGGCCCCAACTGTAATTTCAACATCCGTGGGATGCCAAATAAAATTGATCAATAGTCCAAAGACAATGATCAACAACAAACGAATCAATGTTGCCTTCATAATTGTTATTTTTTTGACTGTGCCACCACAATCAACCACGTTATAACTGCTGTGGCACAACCGGTTAAAAATCCCATTAAAAATACCATCATTATTGTTGTTTTAATAGGTTAAACGTTTAAAACACAACTCAAAATTTTCGTCCGCTTTCTGTGGATCATAAACCAAGTTTTCATCCGTCCACTTTTGCACGTGAAACCCCTGGTAAATTTCACATTCACTTTGCACAATCGGAATGGCCCCCACTATGATGGCCTCAAAAAACCTGTAAGACCAGGGCCAACCCCCATTCGGACACAACACAAATTGGGCCCCACCCATGGCCTGAAAATATTCCTTTTCCCAAAACCTTTTAATTGACTTCCGACCCGTGTCCACCCGTTGAATTTCTGCCCTTCCTTCCCATGTCCTTAATGCTTCCACCCGGAACGTTGGCACAAATCCCCGGAAGAACACCCCCCGTCTGTCTTCCTTCCAAAATTCTTTGGTGATCATGCACTTTGGAAATAACAGGGGCCAGGTCTTGGATCCAAAGGTGACTAGGGGAAGACGGTGATCAATGTCCCCGTTTATTTTTTTACCCTGCTCAAAGGTGGCCCGGACAACCGTGGGAAAACAGGTCTTCAGATAATCATAAATCTTTTTTTCACCGGGTTTGATGGTGACAAAATATCCGTGTTCCATTAAGGCCAGTTTGGCCCGGACGGTTTGAATTAACGTTGGAAGCGGAAAGGTTGGTGTTATTATCATAATCCTTTATCATAAGTTCCACGCGTGGTTCCCCAAAAATGCCGGGCAAAAACTTTATCCGGGCCCTGGTATTTCCACCCGTTAAAATGATCGGAAATAAAATAATGCATTGGCCAAATTTTGATTGGTGGTTTGTAGTTAAAGACCATGTATTGCATGAACCGGTTTCCCGTTGCATTCACGGGATTTCCCAACAATTGTTTCTTCCGCTTTAACGTTTGAATCAAATTCATGGTGAAGATGTGGCCAGGTTGGGCAGCATAAAGGGGCGTCATAGATCCTTTGTCCCGGAACCGCTTTCTTTTCTTGCCTTCATAGTCCCCCGTATTAATCGCATAAAGCGGATAATTATCTTGAAATAATTCATCAATGGGATTTAAACAAATACTGTCTGCCGCAATCACCACCCCGCCCCAATCATATAAAATTTCATATCTCATTAAGTCAGCCACCCCGTTGAACTTGCCCTGGTTATAATAAGTTTTCATGTGCCTGAAGTTGATCCACGGATGTTGCTGAAGGTCTTCATTGGTCCAAAGTCTATATTCCCACCCTGGATGTTTTTCCTTCCAGGTGGACATCCAGGCCAGGGGGGGCGGAAGGGGGCCCACCCAAATTTGATGCATAAGCTTTGGAATCATTTATAAATTTTAAGGTTTGACAACTGCCGACCCACTTCCAACCCCTTTTCAAATTCCTGCCAATTGGCTGAATGCTTTGTAAAGGGATTTACACCCCTAATTTCACTGTCCTTCCACGGTGACTGCATGGCAGCGCAAATTCCTTGATCCTTCGCCCGTAAGCTTGCAAATTCATCCAGGGTCAAAAGAAAGGACGGCAACCGCAATTGCAAGAACTTCCGAAGCTTTTCCGTGGCAAATTCCCGGACCAGGGCATGTTCCTGGCCCTTCCGCTTGCCCGCTTCCCATTGGTCCCAATCTTCGGGGACTTTAGGCATGTTAGTTTGGTTGATCCCATTCAACCCGGCATCATGTCCGTCCTGCCAGGCACGGGAAATAAGTTTTGTCATGGATGTTTAAGTTTCTCTTTTGCTGAAATGTAGCAAATGACAATTGGAATGGCATACATGGCAGCCAGGCCAAAAAGTTCAAACGTTTGACCAATGATCCCTAAAACAATCATCAGTTCGGCCATGGTGAAAAAGATGATTGCCATAATAACTTCCCTGTTAATAGATTGTTTCATAACCATTTTTTTAAGTGTTTGCCAAAGAATAATACTACCCCCGCCCCTGAAAGTTTATTCATAGCCATGGATTTTTAAGCTTCTTACGGGTTCATCTTCATCCTTGGGTTCATTGGCCATTCTTTCCAGGGCCGTGGTCACAATCATTTCCATCTTCCGGGCTTCGGCCAGGGCATCCGCCCGAAAAAAGAATTCCGGGGACATGTAAGTTAGTTCTTCCGCTTCGCCCCGGACAACGTGGACCTCTCGCATGACATGTTCAATCCGGTGAAGGTTGGGTTTGGGATTGGGTTCCAGACGGTGACCGAAGTGGACGGTCACCTTGCCGGTGAAGGTTCCATTGCGGCCTGTTCGTGTAATCTTTTTTACCAATGGTCGTTGTGGTGGTGTTTGGGTAGGCATCATAACGGTTTATTTTGATTGTGAAAGAAACTGTTTACAAATCAACACCAGGGCTGCCGTGTTGGTCTTATTTCCTTTCAGTTTGCCTTTAGCCAATTTCAATGCTTTGTTGATGGTTGCATGTTGGGCCCCCGTCATGCGAAAACTCATTTCCGTTTCTCCCGCTTGCTCCTTGGTCACCCTGGTTTCGTCCAATTCATTGGCAACAATTGTTCCCCAAAACTTAGTTTCCGGGTGTTCAATCGTTATGGCTTCCACCACATCCGGGTTCAACACAATGTTCTTCAAAGCTGTTATGTTGTCGGCCAACGCTAAATTGTAAAATTCTTTCGTCCCACTTTTTATGTCCGTCCTTCTTACGACAATCAGTTTGGTGCCATCGGAATCCACAATTTCCACATTCTCCATTCCTATTGCGGCCCCTGCTTCCGTCACCCCGTTCCCTGCTATTAAAACATTGTCGTTGGAAACAACCACACTTTTGCCGTAACCATTTTGACGAATGGAATTTTCCAACAGTCCCATTCCATATTCGGAATGTTGGTTGGTGTTCCGGGGATCCGGTTTCAGTTGTTGGATGGTGGATCTCATAAGCTTAAAATTTTAGAGGCCGTAACCCGGACCACCCCCGTTTCCACATTCACATCCAGGGTGGCAATCTTGGTGCTGCCGTGGAATTCCATTTGTTTGTAACAAGCTAAAGTTTTTAACATGGTGTCCCGGTCTTCCGTGGATTCAAATTGCCAAATGATGTGATCCGCAAGGGCCATGATCGGTAAGTTCGTGGCAATCGGTACACCTGGTGGAAAGTTGTGGGCTGAATTACCACCGGGGACGGTGATCTTCACGGAATAGGGTTTTCTGACAACTGGCTTTTTTTTCTTTACTGGTTTTTTAGTCATGTGTTTTGGTTTTGAAATTGTTTTAATTCAGAAATCGTTTTTTCTTGCAAAAGTTCCATCTTGCATTCATTCAACACGGCCATCCGGATCCGGTCCGGGAACACCATCATGAAACCAATCCGGCAGCATAACGGATTGGGATCGTCACACCCGTCACCATTCTTGCAACACCCATAAACACCCAACCAGTCTGCAATTTGGTTGGCAAGATCATCCACGGTTTCAATTTCCATTGTCTTTATTGTTTTACGTCTGTATTGATTCCACGTTTGTCCATCTCTGTGCCCACGTTCACAAAGTCAGCAAACAAAATATTGAACTGTTCGTGGGAAAGTTGCAGTTGTAAACGCAACCGGAAGGCTTGCACAATTTGAACCCACTGACTTTGCAGGTCTTCATTCGTCAACCCTTCCACTTGTTGTTTTGTCATAAGGCAGCAATTTTGATTGAATCCAACGGAATCCAGTTGCCCTCAATACACCAGGCCGGAAGCTTGTCAAAGACTTCATTGAAGGTTTCCTTTTTGTTTTCAAACCGGACTTTGTAAAAGGGACCGGTCTTCCGGATCCACATGACCCGGACGGTTCGTTTGCCCCACTTGTGGCGTTTCTCCCACCGTTGGTTGGCCCGCCCGGAAGTTATTTCACTGGCAGGGGGACAGGAACAGGATGTTAACAGGGTTAGGATAATTAAAAAGTAAATGGTCGGTTTCATAAAACATATTTTTAAGGTTAATCATTGAACTTTTTTATGCATCCACTTTGGAACTTTGAACGTTCCATTGAAATATTTTTTTTCGGCCTTCTTCAAATCTTTTTCCGTCAACTTTTCCACTTCCTGTTGCCCTGGATGTTTTTCATCTTCCATCCATGACGTGGCCCTTCTATGCATGACCGTGCATTTTTTATTCACAAAGATTTGAGCATAAACCACCACCCGGACCCCGAACATGGCCTTCATGGCTTGCCAGGGATTCAGTTTTGCAAAAGCTTGCAAGGGAATGACCGCTTCAAAATTTACCATCTTGCCGTCAATTTCTTTTGTTGCCATAAGTCAGGTTTTTATAAAGAATTTGGGTTGCCACGTCCTTGGTGTCTTTAGGAAAGTCCCCCTTCGGTCCAATCATCCATTCCAAGTAATTGGGTTGCGTCTTTGCTTTTTTATCCTTGTGTTGTCCAAATGTAAACACAATGTCCCCGTCCTGGTCCTTGGCAAATTTCCCTGCCATATCAACAATTTCTTTCCCCCAATTACTGAACAGGGCCAGGTCCTTCAAGTTCCGGGGAAGATCTTCATATTTGGCAAGCTGTGACAAAAACACGTCCCTGGTTGCTTCCACGTCACCCCCTGCCGTGTGGCTGCTTGCATGATCCCGGTCACAATAAAATTGCACGGCTGCCGACAATGTTCGTTCTTCTTTGATTTTAAAGATCCCACAAACGTCCACCAGGTTAATGATTTTCCAGTTCCAATGAATTCCGGCCCGTTGTAAACTATAAAATAAAAACGGCACGTCAAACCGGTTGGAATTATAACCCACCATGTCCGCCCCTTCAATGAAGGCCAGGATCCCTTTTGCATAAGCTTCAAACCTTGGAAGATCTTTCACGTCTGCATCGGTGATCCCATGAATGTCGGTTGCTTCTTTAGGGATAGGAATGCCGGGGTTGATCCGGACGGTCTTCAAAGATTCGTTGCCTGTTTGCTCAATTTTTAGCAACGACAATTCAATGATCCGGTCCCGTTCAACGTCTGTCCCGGTTGTTTCCATATCCAGAAAACAAAGGGGTCTTTCCAGTTGGATGGTCAAACTGTTAGGATTGGAACGTGTTGGTGTTTCATTGGAAACTTTCATGAATTATATTTTTAGGAATTTCCAGTTCATCAAAAATAAAAGGAAGGCAAAGTTGGTTCGGATCTTCGGGTTCAATCACCGGTGGTTCATTCAGTCCGTCACCATCATCCCTGCCCCAATCCCATTTTTTAAAGGCCGTGCAAGTGGGTTGGTCATTGACATCATAAGTCCATTCTTCGGGATATTCTTTGTCTGTCACTTCATACAACATCGAACGGTCTAAAATATCACATTTCAAATCATCATCATTGTTGGTGTGCATAAACTTTTCATGAATGCACCTGCAACAAAAGTGTTCAATAAAACACATTCCTTCTGTGCCGTTAGATGGTCGGTATTTCTTCATTTATTTTTTTACGGTTTTCCAGATAAATCTTTTTGAACGCATGATTTTTTCTTAGTGCAATGACCGCCCGTTTATTCAATACCCACATGGATGAATTTTTATACTCCTTTTTTACCAGGTAGTTTTTTATCCGAAAAATTGTGTTGTATTCCAAACGAATCACCGAACATTTATTTTGATCCCGGACCGTGTATCTTCCCCGCCCCATGGTGACAATGGATCCACCCTGGCTTAAATAACGGATAATTGCTTTTTGTAAATCGGTTGCCATTAACGAAAGTTTAATTGAAAAATATATTCATCCCGTTCCAGGTCATATTCGTGACCAATACACTTTACTTCCCGGATCCACTTCAACCACCGATTCAATTCCCCATTCAATGTTTCGCCTTTCAATTTGTTAAATGACATTTCTTTTCTCAATTGGTGACCACTGACCCGGATCGGTTCAAAAGATTCCAAAACATGTTCAAATATTGTTTGTACCAAATTCATGGTTGATAAATTTTTTCTTTCCATGAAATTATTTGTCCTTTCACGTCCACCGTGAACCACTTCCAAAAATCTTCCACCGTGTCAAACCCGTCATTCAATGCCAACTGCTTCACCTGTTCGTCTTGCAAATGTTGATAGTCGAAAAAATAACTGTTGTCCACCCCCTTAGTGGCAACCCGGATTTGATGGCAATCGGTGTAAATGATAATCCCCTGGACTGTCTTCACCGTGCCATGAAAAAAGCAGTTATAGTTTTTCGTCCGGACCCCGTGGGCAAAATGAATAAACATGCCCGGTTTCCATCTCCACCCCTTCCGGATGGTGTGGATCTTCCGGGGTTCATCCACAAAGGGGGTGGGCCGGACGGCTGCAATGATCTTGTCCTGAAACTTAGTTTCCACACCCCACGGGAATTTGGTTTTGAATGACAAGATCATGATTTGTCAAATTTGGGTGCATAAAAATCATCAATCTTCAGGGCCGCTTTCATAAAGATGATGTTTGTAAACACGGCAGTTTCTTCCGGTGTCAACCACACCTTCACGAATATCCCCGGAACTTCCGTTTCCACTGTTGCGGCAATCCAGGAAGAAGTTGTTTCCGGTTGACATTTTCCAATAATACGTTCCGTTTTTGTTTCGTGTTCCAGGCTAATTAATTTAAAATTGTTACTCATGGTTTTGATTTTTTTTGCCAAATGGTCATGGGTGAATTGTGGGCCTTCCGATTCTTACAAACCCGGTATCCATTCTTTTTAATTAGGCCCGCCCTGGCTGCCCGGATCATCACCCCGCCCCATGCCCTGTTATCCGGGGGCAACTGCAATCCTTGTTCGTGTGCAAAATTTCGTACGTCTTCGCCAAGAAATTCTTCACCGTTAATGTCTTGAATAAACCGTTGTAAATAAAAAAATGCCCTGTCTTTATTCCAGGGGGTTTCCGTGTATTTCATTTTAAAATTTTTTCCCAAACACGACAAAGACCGGCATGGCTTCTTTGTGTCTTGCCCTTTGTCACTTGATCGGTTGCGTAAATCATTTTTTTTCTTGCTGCCTTTCCTGGAAGGTGTCCAAATGCCTGAAGGGACGGGGGTGTTTCAAGTCCGTTTTCCAGGGCCCAAGTATTGAATTCTTCCATTAAGAAACGGTGACCAACTGGAAATTGCGCAAGCCACTGACCAAACAATTCAAAACAATGATCCTTCCAACCGTCAATTTCGTTTTCTGCATGATTGACGGCTTGTTGCATTCCTTGTTGCTTCAATTGTTCGGCTGTTGGTTCAACCTTCTTTTCATCCTGTTTGAACATGCAGTGGTCAAGTTCTTGGCAAATGTTACTATTTATGCAATGGCCGGTGTTAGAAAAACATTTTTCTTCCGGTTCACCAAAGTCAAAACCAAATTGATTAGGGGGTGTGTGTTTCATTGTAAAACTTTAAGGTTTATTGAAGGTAAACTATATTTTATAAATACATAATAAATCTTTCTAAATTTTAACAACAAACATTTTCGTTTTCGCCAATTCTTTCACTTTCTTTTTGTAGTCTTCCGTCAACACGTCCACTTCAAATTGCGTCCACTTCACTGGCTGCCGTTGCAAAGCTTCCAACAGGTCCCACGTTTGGGGTCCATATTTTTTATTCACCGCTTCCTTATATTTTGCCTGTTGCCCTGCTTCCGGTCCGTTGCAAAGTTTACATTGTAGGTGATTATTTTTTTCATTGTACTTGGTTGACATGTGTTGCCTTCCTATTCCATGACCACATTGACCACCCTTATTCCAAACCACAAATTTTTTACACGTTATGCATTGACCAAATCCATTTGCATCCGTGTCACGAAGACGAATGAAAATGCTGAAGACTTTCCACAATTTGGAATCATCCATTCTTTAAAATTAGATCCATTAAATAAATTGCTTTGGCTTGCCTCAATACTTGCTCCTTCGTTCCCCTGGTTGTTTCCAAATGCTTTTTCTTTTCTTCCGGATCCAGTCTTTCAAACGGAATAATTTCGTCTTGCGTCACCAATTGGCTGTAAAGTCCCTCTATTGGTGAAATGATGGAAGGCATGGCCAGGATCTTTTCTTTGATGTTCGGAAGCTTTGCGTAATAAATCACCAGTTCATAAAGGCCCTGCTTATAAATATCATCGGAAAATTTCATGGTTGTTAATCATTCGTGTAAAGATAAATTTTACGGCCATTGCTTTACCCTTCATGATGTCCCCTTTGCAAAGTTGTTTTGCATCCTGTTTTTCTTTGTCTGTCATTTTCATCATTCGTCTTTCTTTAAGGAAATCGTACACAAAGGAAAATTGACTGTCTGTAATTTTTGCATAATTCACTTTGTAATCATTCAGGCAGTCATTCAGATAAGCAATGTCCCGGCTGACCGTGGGTGCATTGGGTTCCCGTGCTAAAAATCGATTTAACATTGTTTGGTCTTCTTGCAAACGTAAGTTTTGCCAGTTGGCATTGAAGGCAGCCCGCCAATCTTTCATAGCTGCTTTGCCTGACACCTTCCAACCATTAGATTGGTAATGATTCCAAAACTTTTCTGCATACCAGTCACAAAATTTTTGCGGCCACCCCTTCTTCTCTTTCATGTATAGAGACACTTCGGATTGCATTGGGATCTTGAATGTTTCTTTCATAGTCAGATAGTTCATTTTTTTTGGTTTTTAAATTAAAAAATTCTTACAAACTTTTTTATTAGAAAAAGCAAGCGGGAACCCCCCGCCCCCCTGCGTGTTTTCAGTGGATCACCGTTGAAGTTCCCTGCCACACTTTGAATCAGTTCTTGCAGGGGTTTTTTAGAAAACTTGCACACCCAAAAGTGAAGTTTGGCCGCCTCACCGGTGAAAAATCAAAAACCTTTGGCATCCGGGGGGCAGCCCCTTCAACCAAAGGTTTTTAAAGAAATTACTTTGTAAAGATATTGATTCCGGCTGCCCCAAAATCAATTTATCCGACCACAACAATAAATCTTTTTTATGTGGAAAACGTGTGCATTTTAAAAAACTTTTTCACACCTGTTGTTCAAATCCAGTTTTTGGAATGTACCAACCAGGCATGATTTCGCCCCGTTCATCGTCTTCCAGGTTAGCAATATAATCCGGGTCATGCTTCACCCCCACCCGGAAAGTCCTTCCCTTTGTCCCCTGCTTCCAGGTCACCTTTCCTTCCGGCAGTAAAAGGGTGGCTGCATCCTTCATGATAAACTTTAACCGGTTGCTTCGTTTCAATTGCAGGGTTTCAATCTTTTTCATCATTTCCAAAAAATAAACATAGTCTTTGGCCAGGAAAAGTTCTTCGGTCCCACCCTTCATTTCAATTCCCTTATCATCATAAGTTTTGTTCAGGTAATCCCGGTAAGACACGGATCCATCCGGTTCGGGGGAATATTGGTCCACGGCTGCCAACAGGGTTTGTTCTTCGTGGTCGTGTTCGGTGTATTTGGAAAGAAGATAAAATTCAATCCCTGCCTTCACCCGTCCGTAAAATTCAAAAGTCTGTTCCCGGATCCGGTCCTGGATGTTGGGTGCCTTGTCAAAGGGATAAACTTCCAAAAACCTGCCATCCTTCAGAATGGTCATTTCACCAAAGTCCAGTTCCAGGACAAGAATTTGATCTTGAAGTTGGATCACATACATGGGGGGAATGCCATTTTCCCACGTGTTGGCATAGAACCCACCAATGGTTTTGCACTCATTCGTGCCTTCCTTGGATGTAGGTGTTTTGTTAATGATCCGGTCAACAGACGTAAACAACCAGGGCATTGTCTTGTTAATCGCATAAGCATTCATTTTGCGACATTTCCGGATGATCTTTTGTTGATTGTAGTTTTCCACCACACTTTCCGGGGTGCCTTCCCAATACTGCCACAATTCTGCAATCTTGTCTTCCAACTGCTTGCCCATAAACATGGGAATGTTGTCTTCCCGGTAAGTGGGTTTGATGCCCACTTTTTCAAAATAAAGTTCAATGATCGATTGATAAGGATTCAGTCCCAAGACAGTGGCCGCTTCCGAAGATCCCACACAAGGAAAATGAAATAGTTTCCAGGATGGTTCACTGAAAAAGATCTTCAATTCTTCACACGTCTTTTGATTGCGTTCATCCGGCAGGTGAATGAATTGTTCAATGAATTTTCGGACGTGGGTCATGGGTTCACGGAAGTCCAACCACTGTTCACGGGTCATGTCCCTGGTGGGAACCAGGATCAAATTTTTGGTGTTCATTCAGTAAAATTTTAAGGTTTCAAAAATTAATTACCAAACAACTTTGAAAAATTCTTCATTGTTTGGTAAAGATCGGAACTGACTTCCATTGTTTTTTCCGGAAGAAACTTGTTTTCAATGACGGTGATCCCGGTCGGAACTTGTGGCATTGTTGATTCACAAATTTTCCATGATTCCGTGCATCCAGTTAAAGAACAAGGTTTGCCAGTTTGTGGGCAATAAATGATCATTTGCTTTCAGTTTTGGGTTCCTCTTTTTTCTTCTTCGCCCCTTCCATCAAATCCAGTGTTTTGCCATTGGTCCGGTCAGCTTTTTCTTTGTTGTCCGGTTCGGGAAATAAATCATCCAGGGAAGTTACTTCCTGGTTCACAAAGGCCGCTTTCATGGCTGACAATTCAGCCAGCTTGTCCAGGTCCACATCTTTGATTCCTTCCACTTGCAATTGGGCAAATATTCTTTTTTCTGTCACCCCCCGGTCTGTGAAAAACTTCACGGCTGCCGTTCGTCTTGCTTCCAAAGTCTTTGCATCCCCTTTGGCCACTTCTTTGATCTTTTCATAAGCTTCATTGATAATGGCTGCCGGGATCACTTTGAAGACGGCATTGCGGAAGGCAATGGCGCAAGCTGCATTCCCGGTCACCGTCTGCATGTCTTCCGAATAAGTCCGGCCCTGTTTGTCAGTGATCTTTCTTTTATACTCAATGGCAATGAATGAATTTTTTTCCAGGTCATGACAGAACCCTTGGGCTGTCACATGTTTGCCATCATTGCCAATGATCCGGGCCCCCGAACGGATATTGCCGTAACAAGAAACAATAATTTCAGCAAGACGAACGGACGGGCCGGTGATAAGCTTAGTTTCCCACCGTTGGGTTTGTTCGTTCTTTTGTTTCCGTGGCAGTCCATAAGTGCAAGATTCCGCAATGGATTGCGTTAAACAACCCACTTTTTCCACGTCATTAATAAACTTGGTCAGTGAACGGGGATAGGTTTTGGCCGTGGCAATTTGAATGTCAATGTCCGCTTTGACGATTGTGGACAAGGCATCCAAATTCGGAACGATTTCAGGTGTTAAAACCTGTTCTTGGTTTTGATCTTCCATAATTGTTGTTTTTGTGTAAATATAAAATATATTTTATCATGCCGCTTCACCATTGAAAACCACCTTGGTTTCAAATCCAAGGGCCAGGGCAATAGCTGTCAACGTGGCCAAACTAAGATTGGTCAGGTCCCCTTTTTCCAGTTTGGAAATCGTTAGGTAAGTGATCCCGGATTTTTCGGCAACATCCTGAAGGGTCATTTTCAAGTCTGCCCTTCGGTTCCGGAAGACCCGACCAATGGTTTGAATTAGGACCACTTCCGGGGTTTGTTGCTTTAATTTTTTTGTCTTGGGCATTTTAATTTATTTACCAGTGAAGAATTTTAAAATCTGTTTGTAAGACAGTTTATTGTCGGCAAGATCCTGAACAAAAGAATAAAAATCATCCATGCCCGGCAAAAGAATGTCTTTATTGTCCCCCTCTTTTTCCACCCTGGCTTCGTACCACTTCCGGAACTGCTTAAACTCTTTTACAGAATTTTCCTTTTTAACCCCATTTTTAGCCGTCACCTTGGCCTGTTTGGTTTTCTTACTCTTTCCCTTCTTTTTGTTTTTGGCGTCCGCTTTGGCCTGTTCCGTGACTTCCTGAATGAAATTTTCAATGTTTGCGTTCTTGGTCTTTAGGTAGGACATCAAATACGTGGCTGAAACCACCCCTTGCCGGATCAACTTCTTGGCTTCATCCGGGATCCCCCACAACCTTTGAAGATTCTTCACATACACCTCCGACACCCCACCCAAAGAAGCTGCCACATCCCTGGTGGTCACTTTTTCGGAAAGTAACTTGGACACGGTGGAAGCTTTTTCCAGGGGTGTAAGATCTTTGCCTGAATTGGTAAGCAGGGTGTCCAGTAACATGTCCTTTTTGGTTGTCCCGGGACTGTAAACCTGCATTGGATAAATGATATTCTTCTTGTACTTTTTAAAAATCATTTCACCTGCCCGGTGTCTTCGGTGGCCAACAATGACCACATACTTTTCCCCGTCTTTGTAACCCTTCAACGGAACTTTTGGCCCCACCTGGTAAATGGATTCAGCAAGTTCATTCATTTCATCCGTGGTGCCATAGTCCTGCCGATCATTGAAATCTTCCAGGACCATTAGTTTGGAAAACGGGACATGGAAAAGACCAAGTTTTTTCACGTGGTCGTCTGTTGCAAATTGAATTGTGGTTTGTGTGTTCATAATTGTTGTTTTTTAAGTTGTTCTTTTTTTTCTTTTGAAATAATTAAATCTGAAACATATTGTTCGTAAAGTTTGGCAGCATGAAGAAAAGCTTCCCGGACTTCCGTCCGGTCTTTATGTTTTATTTTTGAAACAATTTGATGGACTGCAAAAATCACTTCACGTCTGCCAACATAATAGTCTTTATATCTTTCCATTGCTTTAAATTTTATTCGTCTTCATCATCGGGTTCTTCTTCCCCTTCTTCTTCCGGGATCACTTCCACCAGGGTAAACCCCCGGTCTTCCAGTTGATCCAGTTCGTCTTCGGTTTCCTTGCCGGTTATTACATATTCAATTCGGTTGGGTTTGAACATGTGAAAGATCCCTGGAAGAATTTCCATTTCACCCCCGTCCAAAGCATTCACCACCGCTTCCGGATGTCCTAAAGCAATCCAGGTTTCCCCAAGAACAAAGTCTTTAGGTAGTTGGCTGAAACGTTTGGAAATACCCATTGCCATTGCTTCACGGGTAAAATCAACAGTTCGTGGATAGAACTTTTGGCCAACCCACATCAAACCAAGTTTGTTGCCCTCAATGGATGAATGACTGACACCAAAAGCCAAAGGACATTTAAAGCAATCCCCCGTGTGTGTAAGCTTGCATTCATGCCCGTCCAACAGTTGCCAACTTATCCAGGTGAAACCCCTGCTTTGTTTGATCCCCTGGTTGCAACAGGGACAAACCGTCAAAGGAATAGGAAGCTTGCCACATGGGCGGCCAATGCCGTCACTGACAAAATACTTGCCCCCTTTCTTGCGGAATCCACAACCCCGTTTGGATTCCATTCTTGTGATAATTGTTGCCATAAAATTTTAAGGTTTTTAAGTATTAGAAACTTCACCGTTCTTCACTGTCCCGTTCAAAATATCACTTTCAATTTCCCGGACTTTTTCCAGGGTTGAATCAATTTTATAACGAATGGAAGAATCAGTGATGTCCATTAAATCAATCAGTTTGTCAATGACAATCTGAATTTTCTTTTCCGCCCTGTCTTTGATTGACATTGTAAAAAATTTAAGGTTTTGAATTCAGTTTGTTCATTGACTGTTCCAGTGAATGAAGAAAAGTGTTTGCTAGGGTGAAGTCCACCACCTTGGCTGTTTCTTCATTTCTAAATGCATGCTGCATGAAGTTGTTAACCCGGTCCTTTAGATCTTCGGCAAGCTTTTGAATTGCGGGTGTGGTCAGAACTTTGTAACGAATGTCTTTTTCCATTGTAAAAATTTTAAGGTTAGAAAATTATTTACCAAAAAAAGTTTTGTAGTCAGCCAGGGAAATTTCCACACATTCCAAGGTGATCTTCATTCCCACCGTGAAAGGATTGGACAATAACCGCAATTCTGACTTCAATAAATATTGGGTGAATTTCCCGTTGATGTAAACTTTGAAGACTTGTTTCATTGTAAAAATTTTAAGGTTGAATAAATATAAACTAAGTTTTACACGGCTGTTTTGATTTCCATTGAAATAATGGCAAACTTTTTCATGGAAATAAATTGTTTTTTGATTCCCTTCCTTCTTTTGAACCCGGCCAACTGTTGGCCATTCATGGTGATCAATTCAGTCTTTCCATTGTTCCAAATGATTTCCCATGTGGTCAGTTCTATTTTTGTTTGGATGATCATGGTTTTAGTTTTTTAGCGTTGTTTATGGCTGTTTTTAATTTATTGTCGAAATTGTTGCCGTCCCCGTTAGCGTATGTAAACACATCGCTTTTTAGTTTTCGCCATTGGCTTATCTTCTCCAAAATTTCAAGCAATTCTCTATTACTATCTAATAGCTTTTGCCTTTCGTTTACTGCCTTTACTATTAGCTCTGCATCGTCAGGGTTACTAATTTTGCCTATGGCAATACTTTCCCCGTTTTTTATTAACCACGAAAAATCGTTAATAATATGCTTACATTCCCATACTTCTTTACTATTCTCTGTTGTCATGGTTGAATTTTTCCAGGTGAAAAAATAAGGTTGTGCAACCAGACGTTTTCCTGGATCCGTGCCATCCGTTCGGCATCTTCAATAAAGTTCATAGAGAAAATAAACTTGCAACATTCTTTGAAGGAATCAAATTTAATGTCAATGGTTGTGCAACGGTGGAAGATCCGCAACGTGTTGGGAACCGTGTTCCAGTCACAATACCAATTGCCAAAGGGTTTCCCCTGGTAACGATAAGCAATAGACAAAAGTTTTTCTGTCCCGTTGCTTTTGATTTTAGTAATGATCATTGATGTAAAATTTAAGGTTTGAAAAATTAATTATCATAAGTCCCGTTAGGGATAATTAAAACATAATTTGCTTTGGTTCGCCAATAGGCATTGCATTTTTTACAAATTAATGCTGAATAATTGGAAGGGGTCCGGTGGTAACCATGAAAAGCTGAATAATTGCAACGTCTGTTGATCACAACCCAATTTTTTCTTTTTTCTTCGTTGGTGCCTTCACACCTGCATTTTGCCATGTTGTTTAATTTATTTTTTTGTAGTCTTTAAGAGAATTGAAAGACATCCTATGTTCGTGGAATGGCTTGCCGTTGTTGTACCACATCACAAAGACAGATTTTTCTGTTATTCTTGTAATGATTAAGGTGGTTGTGTAATTAAATTTATTCGTAAAACTAAGGATGTCGTTAACTTGAAATTGTGTCATTTGTAAAACTTTAAGGTTCCACAAATATAAACTATATTTTGCATTGCAAAATATATTTCTTATCGCTCAAAC